ATGAAATACAAGTTCAACGAAGACGCATATGTAAAAGAAATCAAAGAATACATTGACTCTACATATGGTGGGCATTATTCAAAAGACAAATTTCAAGCATCAGAATTTATTCAAGATGCTGGTCATGGTACTGGTTTCAATATGGGTAATGTTATGAAGTATGCTCAAAGATATGGGAACAAAGGTACGAAAGATGATGCTCGTAAAGATTTGATGAAAGTGTTACATTATGCAATTTTGCAATTATATGTCCACGATACTAATCCCAACGAGTAGGAACTCTGTAATTACATTGGTCTGCCATATGCACATTATGGAATAATATCACTATGAGTATCACGATCCACGTTATGGTTGCCCAAAATAAAAGCATTATGTAATCAACACATAAGTAAATGCGCCAATCATTGTACCAACAATGACTATGAAAATGAGTGCTTGAAGTAAGGCATCTTGTAGTTCTTGTGCCTTCTTTGCTTTTTCTTTTCTAATCCGTAATGCTTCTTCTCTTGCTTCTTGAATACGTTTCGCTCTTAGATCAACGATAGACTGCCACGTTCCTACACCGAAACGGTGGTCTATCATTGTTCTCATCTTTTGCATTTGTTCTTGTGCTAGTTTAGCATCAATAATTTCTTGGGCAACTGACTTGATACCAAGTTGATCACCAACTCCACCGACACCTGCTTTTTTGGCACGTGCTTTTTGGCACTCTTCTTCACCTTTGAAGAGGTCTTCGATTGTATCACCAATCTCACTAATATCTTTTACTGTATCAATGTTACTCTTTATAAAGTCCGTTGCTTGTTTGACAAGTGCTATACCTGTCAGCACTTCTGCGACTACCATCTCGATCTACCTTTTGAATAAGGGTTAGATATATGTCAAGGGGAAAATATAAATCACTCTCGATAGTATTTATAAAAAAAATGGTTTACTTTTATACCAATTTAAGGTATAATATATAATAGTTCTAATAGAAAAGGAGAATTATTAAATGAGATTTTTAATCGCTGCCGCAGTGGCAGTTATGTCTTGGGTAAGTGTTGCTCAAGCAGATCCACTTAAAGTTGGATTCGTCTATGTTGGTCCAGTCGGTGATCATGGTTGGACATATATGCATGATATCGGTCGTCAAGCAGTAGTCGCTGAATTTGGTGATGCTGTAGAAACAATCTATGTAGAATCTGTTCCGGAAGGTCCAGATGCCGAACGTGTAATGCGTGGCATGATTGCAGATGGTGCGGATATTATATTTACAACATCGTTCGGTTATATGGAACAAACTTTACGAGTCGCTAAAGAAAATCCTGATGTGGTTTTCGAGCATGCAACTGGATATAAAACTGCACCGAATGTATCAGTGTATTCCTCACGTTTCTATGAGGGTCGTTATGTACAAGGTGTAATTGCTGGACATATGTCTGATGCAGGTAAGGCAGGATATATTGCGTCATTCCCGATACCGGAAGTGATTCGTGGTATCAATGCTTTTTATCTTGGTGCAACAGCAGTAAATCCTGCGTTTGATATTGACGTTGTATGGGTCAACACTTGGTATGATCCAGGCAAAGAAGCAGATGCTGCGAAAGTATTGATTGCTGGTGGTGCAGATATCATCACACAGCATACCGATTCACCTTCGCCTCTTGCTACTGCTGCTGCAGCAAATGTAAAGGGTTTTGGTCAAGCATCAGATATGATCCAGTTTGCACCAGATACTCAGTTGACAGCGATCTTGGATATCTGGGGTCCATACTATATTGAGCGGATTCGTGCAGTTATGGATGGAACTTGGGAAACCAAAAACACATGGGGTGGTATGGATACAGGAATGGTCGGCATGGCAGACTATACCAACATGTCCCCTGAACTTGCAGCACTCGCTGCACAACTACAAGATGATATCACTACAGGTAAATTTAAACCTTTCGGTGATATGACAGATGCGGATTTAGGTGGCATGATGGACTATGTTGATGGTCTAGATGCAGCAAAACCCTAAATAAGTATGTTCGATGAAGCAAACTAAAAGGTAGACTGGACGTGGGTGCGATACCCACCGCCTCCACCATAATTACTTGGAGAGATTAAATGTTTAATGCTATAAAAACTTGGTTTGAAAACTGGATAGCAGAAAAAGAAAAAAATAGAGTTAAATATCTTGGGAAGTAATTATGTTGGGGGCGAAATAGGATCGACAGATGCTGAATAGGTAAGTGGAGAACACGGTAGGTGACGACCGTAAATCGCACAAGACGTTAAATGCAAACGATAACAATGCATATGAAGGTTATGCTCTAGCAGCATAATTATTCGGGGTGGGTACTACCTAGCAACAGAAGTGCCGTTAATTTTTGGAGTTACAATGTACGCAATTGGGATATTTTTATTACAAATAGCAGCATACGTTTCTATCATACCAATGATAATGTATGCTGAGTGGTATCACTATTTAATCGCTTTGTTCATGTATTTCATGAACGGATGTCTTGGTATGATTATGGGATACCATAGATTGCTGACGCACAGATCGTTTGAATGTCCTATCTGGTTTGAAAGATTTATCACTTTGTGTGCGACTATAGGTTTGACTGGACCTGCTATAGATTGGGTTGCTATTCATAAAGCACACCATAGGTTCGCTGATACTGAAAAAGACCCACATAGTCCAGACCATTTAGGTGTGTTCAGAGTTCACTTTCTTACCATGTTTGCTAAAGTGGATATAAAGTATGCAGGAAGATTACTTAGAGATAAATTTTTATTGTTTCAACGAAAGTTTTATTTTGTTCTTAATTTAATTTATGCTACTTTGCTGTTTTTTGCTGACCCATTTGCATTGATATATGCATGGTTGTTTCCAGCAGCAGTTCTCATATTATTAGGAACATCAGTTTTATCTATCAATCATAGGAATAACAAACCACATAATAGCATCATTCACGGTTTACTTACTTGGGGTGATGGATTCCACGAAACGCACCATGATAATCCAAACAAAATAAGATTGCATAAATATGATATATGCGGTTATTTGATAGAGAAATGGTTTGCTTAAAGTTTGGGTAAATGCGAATCCAGTCCCGTTCTGGAAGTTATATTATGCTTTTAAATACGGTATAGTGTTAGAAAGTTTACAGGAATTAGATGAGTATTTGGAAAAAAAGAACTGAACTGCCAGTCTTCAAACGGTTAGAACAATTTAAGTTCGATCCGATTGAACTAGCATCAGCATATGAACAGTTTTCTAATACTAAAACTTGGGATGGTTTGGGTAATGAATATGCCAGTTTATGTGAAACATACACAAGACTTCCGAAGATGTTTTTCAAAGAAGAAGAACTTAAAGATGTAGACTGTGTTTGTGATATAGAATGGGAACAAGCTAGTTACCAACAACTATCATTGGTTGAATGGGATGAAGATTTTAGTTTAGACAAAAGAACTGAAAAGTCAGGAACTAGATGGGACTCTACAGTCGCTAAAAGAGATGCTAAAGCAGATGAAAGATGGTTCCGAAAAAGAGTAAAAGATACACCAGATTATTTTAACTATGTTCTTGATACGATAGGTAAAGATATTGTCCACAGAACTCGATTCGCAAAACTAGCACCGAAATCTGAGATAAAAGAACACATAGATTATAATACCGAATATGGCATCCGTTTACACATTCCGATTATTACTAACGAGAAAGCCACGTTTGGTGGGATAGGTCAAAATGGTAGAGAAGAGACCCACTTTCCAGCAGATGGAAGTGTTTGGTTTATTAATCCTGGCGTTAAACATTGGGCAAAAAATGATGGTGATGAAGAACGTGTACATTTAATTATTTCAGTAGATAGTCAAGAGATATTGAATGCCTAAGTTTTATCAAGAACTCAGCGATGAGTTTTCAAGTTTATGGTTGCCAAGATTCCGTTCGTTATATGATAAAGTACATGCTTCTCAAAACGCCCATCATGCTTACTGGAAGTATGTTCTTCACCCAGATAGAATAAAATCCGATTATCTAAAAGACTTTCCATGGCTCACTGAAGTTCCTACATGGAATATAGATGAAAATTTAATTATATTTTTTAAAAATAGTGGCAAAGACTATAACCATATAATGGCGCACAAAGATCCAGATAATGTAGTTTGGTCTATAACTATGCCATTATATGGTTGTGATAATGATACAGTCACCACTTGGTTGGATCCTATAGAAAATGAAAACACATATCGAGCAGATGCATCTAAAGGGTATGATGATAATGTCGAAATGCTTGGTTGTGACTATAAAGAAATTGAAAGTTATTCATTCAACAACAGAGCAATTATATTCAGAAGCGATGTTTGGCATAAAGCACGTACAAATCACAACAGAGATGAAACACGTGTATTAGCAAAACTATGGGTTCCAAATTTGCAGTATGAATATATGCAAGAGGTTTTAGGTGAGCATTTATTATAAATTTCTCAGTGAAGAGTTTTCTGATTTGTGGATATCTAGAACCAGAGAACTGTATGATCATGCGATAGAAACTGGTCAATACAAAGAACTACACATGAAATATATCATTACTCCTACGCACATGCGTGAGTATTACATTGAAAAATTTCCTTGGTTAGATGACTTGCCCTTATATAATCCTAGAGAACATTCAGTTGTATTTTTTAGATTCAATGGAGCAGACCCCGAAGTAAATCATTTTGAAGTGCATAAAGATCCGACCGAAGCTTGGGCAAATCTAAATGTACCAGTCTACAACTGTACAAAGGAAACTAGAACAGTGTGGGTAGAACCTATTGGTGAGGAATATAGTCAACACGAAGAAAGGGCAGGATCTAACATTATATCTGGACAAACGAACAGTGAACATTTGAGGTCACCATATCAAGAAGTCGAGACTATGCACATAACTGATAGAGCATGTTTATTTAAAGGGGACGAGTGGCATAAAGTAGAGGTTGATCATGATAGAGATGAGTGGAGAGTCATGGCAAAATATTGGTCAAGGGAAAACGACTGGGACGATTTGATCAAAAAATATAGCGAGCATATTGATGAAGAATATAGCATACATACCACTTGATATTCCAAAATTTGGTTTAGAATCAATTGTAGAAAAATATAACTTCTATCCCCATCATCTTTATCCAAATGCTTGGGATTGTTTGCCAGTTTGCGGGAAAACTACTGATTGGAATCAGTCTGCATTTTATAAAGCATATGAAGATAGATATAATTCTGGAGAAGTGTATTGGAACGTTCCGGAGATGAAACCAATCTTAGAATATTATCCAGGAGAGGTTACTCATGCTCAGGTATTAAATCAAAAAGCAAGTATAGTCGCTCATAAAGACACTCCGATACTTCGTAAGCAACCTGAACCAAATGGTTTTAAAATTCTTCTAAATAATATTTTAGAAAAAAGTTTCTATGTAAAAATAAATGGCAAAAGAATACATATAGAATTACCAAACACAACTAATTGCTTTGCTATAAATGAACATGATATATTACATGGAGCGACAATGCCTCAGCAAGAAAAATACATCGTGAGTTGTTTTGGTATTATAGACGAGGCAAAGCATAAAGAACTAATATCAAGAAGTGTAGAAAAATATGGCGAATATGCAATCTACTTCTGATTATGGAATATTTCCTCTCGGTGATTATGACTTCGAGGAAACGACAGTTACATTATCAGAATATCCTGATGTGGTTGATCTTGGTATATCGGTTGATGCCGATAGATTATATCAAGAATATTTGAATATGAGAAAACCAAGTAAAGACCATTATTATCTCAGTATGAGTAAAAGATTTAAACTTGATGCAAAGAAAGTAATGGAAAATTTTGAAGAACTTGGATTTAAACAAGATAATTATGGTGGGTATGGGTTTCAAAGGGCAGGTGAATATACAAAAAGCGTTTTAGATAGTTTACCTGTCAAGACATTCCGAAAACATTTTACTCTAGCAAAACCAGGATGGGTTACTAAGTTTCACTCTGATCATAAACAGTTTCAGAATCATGGATTTAGATTAGTTATACCAATGAACTGTGATGCCCATATAAAGTACAAAGAAAAAGAATATAGACTTAAATGTGGATCGATGTACTTTTGGAATATTGTAAAGGAACATGCTGGTTGGAATCCAACCGATCAAGAACGTGTGATCATTATGGCACAGATGAATAGCGATAGGTTGATAAATGAAGGTAAATTGGTCAAGCAACTATTATGATGATGTGACTATTCACAGATGTCAACCAGAAGATATATTGACTGAAGAAATAGTGTTACGAATATTGGATGAATGTAATGATCATCCAAGACTTTGGTTTGAAGATCTTTCTAGTAAAAATTTATGGTATCTATTAATTGCTACCGTGGATGGTAAACCTATATCAATATGTGGGTGTAGAGAAGATGGAAAAGTTTTATGTTATCTTTACACATTGAAAGAATATCGTAATAAATATAGAGGAATCGCTCAAATAGACTATGTGCCTATTTTTATGGAAAATGCCATTACAGATAAAATATATTTGACTGTACATGACTATGATAAAAAGCATAAAAGATTAGCAAAGGCATGGGATAGATTGATATCCTCTGGCATTCCTAGTGAGTTTCAACCCACTAGAGGTAAATGGAAATATAAAGGAATAAAGGAGTACAGAGGTGTTGACCAACACTGGTACGAACTGGATTATAAAAATATTTAACAATGAATATGTTTTTCATTTAAGATTAATGTATTTGTTTAGCGTGCTGTCTGTGATAGCATGGTGTTATCTTGAACATGTCAGTGTTCTCGAGTTTATAGCAGTATTTTATGCTGGACTCACGTTCGCTCGTGTAGGTTCTGAAGCAGGATTCCATAGGTATTTCTCACATAAGTCATACGAAACTACGAAGTTCAAAGAACGTGTTTTGTTGTGGTTGGGTACGGTAGCAGGAGTCGGAAGTTGTTTATCATGGGCGACGATGCATAGACTGCATCATAAAGACGCTGATACAGAAGATGATCCGCATAGTCCATATTTTGGCGGTTGGGTAAAACCATTCTTTGGCATACCTAGCACAAAAAATTACGATCACAAAATAACCAGAGACCTGCTTAGAGATTCACACCAAAGATTTACCCACAAACATTATTTCAAAATTAATGTAGCATGGATACTTTTATTATCCGCAATATCATATGCGGTAGGAACTATGCTTCCTCTGATTATACTATTTTCTATGGCATCAATAAGTTTATGGTTGCTTTATGGTATCACCAATACCATAGAACACAGGTTTGGTTACAGGTCGTATGAAACTAAAGATGAAAGTAGGAACCAACCAATACTAAGATTATTGTTTCTTGGTGCTGGATTGCATAATAACCACCACTGGAAATCAAACTCGCCGACATTCAATTTAAGAAAAAATTGGTGGGAGTTTGATTTTGATTATTTGATTATAAGGACTTTGTTCGCAAAATGAACGCACACTTCTTAGATATTGATATTCGTGATACAAATGGTCAAGATATCGCTGACATACTTAAAGAAAAGGTTATCGTTGTTTTAAAAAACCAAACGAAATCTACTGGGCATTTTACTAATTTCGTCAGTAAGATTGGTCCGATAGCAAACTGGCCACATATGGCATTTGATCCCATAACAGGTGAAGACAAACATTCATTTGATAAGTTCGTAAGTCCAGAAGAATGGGGTGACTGGGATACCTATCCAGTTCAAAGGGTGACCGGAGAAAAGGTAAATGGTAAAATGTCTGGTATATTCGGGAGCGGTAAACTAGACTGGCATGCTAATCTAAATGGTCCAACACGTGCAGACGGTGTTGCGTTACAAGGTTATAGAGACTGTGAAAACACTTCAACAAGTTGGGTAAACACTAACAAGGCATATAATGAGATGCCACAAGAACTCATTGATAGGTGTGAAGGAGTGTATGCTGAATACCAATATTCACCAGAAAACTGGGCAGGTGATGAAGAAACCGTCAACATGATTACTCAGCATGTTCCTGGAAAATTCAGAGGTCGTACGAAGTATAAGATGTGGTTGATTCAGGAAAATATTGCTGGATATAAAGGTGTATATTTCTACACCAATAACGACTGCAAAATTATTACAAACGATACCAAACTATATGATGATCTATACGATCACATATTCCAAGAAAAATATATGTACACTCATATGTACGAAGTCGGGGATATTGTTTTAAGTGATCAGTTGCTAAGTTTACACAAACGCGATCAGAATGATGATGAAACTCTTTCAAAGAGAGTTCTTCATCGCATTACATTTGGATTATCTAATACTGATGATCGTAAATGGATTGAAGAAAAAAATATTATTCATGACGAACCGTCAGAGATATTCTAGCATTGTCTACTTGCGTGACATCATGAGGAACGTCAATCTGAAGTGAGTGCCAAACCTTTTCTTGTACACAAACAGACTCGACTATCTGACCCATATCCCAAAATCTAGTTCGTACATTATTTCCTCCTGATTCAAACACATAGTTATATTTCACTCCTACGATACCAAGATCGGTGTGAACTGGAACTTTGTCTCTGATAACTTGATATCTTGTTAGGACTGGATAGTCAAAACATTCTTGAATATAATCAGAGAGTTCTTGGGGTGCAACATAACTAGCAAAAGTGTGGTCATAATCTTTGTGTGGAAATACATTTTCAAACTCTTGTATTTCTTTCAAAGATAAATCAAATAAAGAAGGAACTTCTGGTAAAAAGTCGACTTCTTTATAGTACATTAATATGTCAACTTTTCTAGTTCAATAATGTTACTTGTCGTAACAACATCATTGGCATCTAAAATTTCACCTTGATATGATTCAAACGAACCTTCCGAATCAAAATGAACTTCGCATACCATATCCCCATTTGAATCATGGGGTGGAACAACTCTTATAATTCTTCCTTCGTCTTTGTACCTATCGTGTACTATTCTCATATCATCACTCAATGGATCTTGATGACCTGATATGATTTTATGCCTAAACATAAATGCCATGGTTTTCTCCTGTGCAACCAACTATGTGTATTCTTTTTTCAAATGATGCATTAACAAATGTATGCTTTTTTGTTGTATCAACATAATAGTGATTACCATCCGCTGGTATCCTTTTCACTTCATCTTCAATAACAAAAAAACAATTTGGATTAGTTATTAATGGTATGTGTATTCTAGGAGTTGGATCAACGTGATAGGAATAGCATTCTTTTGCTTTCATAACCATTACTCTTGACCTATACATTCCCAGTTCTTCTAGGACAGAATTTGTATAAACCAATCCACTAAACATAGGAACAACAAACTCTTTTTCTATTTCTCTTACTAATTTTACTCTTTCTTCCATAGTACCGTCATGGTCTTGTAGAAGCGACCCTGTTCCATATAGTGGATCAGTACAACCTTGTTTCGTTTGTAACATAACTTGATCGTGTTTTTGGAACTCATCTACAGAATCAAGTTCCATCAAAATTTTATCTATGTTTATGGGCATACTGTAATATCTTTGACTCTATGGGGTTGGTTCAAAACCCAATTTATAACTGAACAACAATAATCTATGTCCATCTTCTTAGCATCAATATCTTGTACTCTTGGAGAGTCAAAATATCCGAATCTGATTATAGTTGTATTTATACCTTGATAGAACAGTTGCTCATTAGCTTTATCAAGAGCAAACTTTTCTATTTGGTATATATGGGGTTTATCCTTATCTTGATCAGGCGAGTTTGATCCTATGTTAATAATTCTTTTTCCAAGTTCTGCTGCTTCATACAACAGTTCTACCTGTTTGAATCCATCGTGTTTACAGTTAATAAACACTTCACATTCTTCAAGAGAACCGCAGTTCCCATAGTAGTCAGCAAGAGCGGATCCTAACCCTCTCCGTGTTCCAGTAATAAATTTTTTTTCATTTTTTTTCATTTTAATTGTTTTTTTTCTTTACTTCCTGCTAAAAGTATGATATAATATATAGGTAAACTAAAGAGAGAGAAAAAAAAATGAAATATACAGTTCACCAAGTTCGTAAAGATCGTAAATCTGAAAAAGAAGCAATGGATGCTAGATTTTTCGGTAAAGTCGATAAGTTGTTTTTCTTGACTGCTTATGATGAAGTTTGTACTATCGAAGCAGATGACCTTGATGAAGTATTCCAGATCGGTAACATCGGTCCAGAAGAAAAGATCGAGCGTTTAAACCGCATGCATTCAATCTCAGTTGGTGATGTTATCAGCAACGTGTATTGTGAGTGTTATGTAGTTAAAGATTTTGGTTTTGAAAGATTGGGAGCATAATTATGAAAAAAGCAGAACACATGATGTCATCAATGTCTATGGACAAACTCATCGCATACCAGAACGAGTATACTCGTCTATGTGAAAATACGAACCCATCAGCAGAATGTTTGGATCGTATCGGTTTACTCGAAATTATTTTTGAAAAAGTTGACTTGGGTAAAATTGGATTGGTAGGGAGTGCATAAATGAAAGACTATGCTTTTAAATATGGCGAACTGAAAGTCGCTGCTGAATTTCTTGCTCGCACGGCAAAAGAATCAGTTGAATATAACCCCAAGTTTCAAGACGGGACTGGGGTATATGAAAAACTTCTGATGACTCAAGCAAATAGAATTTTAGATTTATTGGAAAATCATGAAACACCCAATCGCTAGATATTTGATGAGTGCTTATGCGTATTATGTTGAGGATAAACCCCTCATCTCTGATATGGAGTTTGATAAACTTGCAAAATATATCAGGCATAATTACGATGAACTTGAGCACATACATAAACACCTCGTCACCATCGGTGATTTGGATGCTGGTACTTATCTGGGTCAGTATCCCAATCGTGTAAAAAATGCGGTAAGTCACTATCGCGGAACCATAAGGGGTAAAGCACCCTATGTGGATTGGGAAATATAAAAAAAAATGAAATTAATTAAAAAAAAAGCTTTACTATTCCTGCAAAGTATGATATAATATAAGGGTAGAGAGTTTTGATAGAGGAGTTAAAAATGATCAAATATTTTAAAATTACTACTTATTATTCAGACGGTGTAATTGCTGAAACAATTCGCCATACTCGCGAAGGTCTTTCTTCTTGTATCCAGTCTATCTGGAAATTAGATGATGTTGTTCGTTTTACTGTTGAGGAGATCTACTAATGAAAATCAAAGGTGCAATGAATATTTTGGAAAGACGTGCTGAGTTTTATGGTCAAACCGTTGAAACTCTAGTTGTGATGCTTGATAACGGATTTGATGAAATCTCACGAGTTATGGATGCACATAAAGTCTATAAATCATTTCATGTTAATAAGAAGGAGTTTGTATAATGGCGAACAGTATGGAAATGTTATTTGCAGTAGTGATGACTGTATTCTTCACTTTAATTTTAGTTTATTCGTTGGTAATGTAAGGAAAATAAAATGGCACATTTAGTTGAAACAATGGCATACGCAGGAGAAGTTCCATGGCACGGTCTTGGAGTTCCTGTATCAAATGATCTGACACCTGCTCAGATGCAACAAAAAGCAGGTCTTGATTGGGGTGTTCGCGAAGTCGAATCATTCGTAGAATTTGATGGTAAAAAAATGCCAACAGGTTTAAAATCTCTTGTCCGTGAAACTGACGGTAAGATCCTAACCAACGTTGGTGAGAACTGGAAACCTGTTCAAAACGATACTGCGTTTGAATTCTTTTCAGAGTATGTGATGCAGGGTGATATGGAAATGCACACTGCTGGGTCACTTCGTGATGGACGCATGATCTGGGCACTTGCTAAAGTCAAGGACTCGTTTGAGTTATTCAAGGGCGATCAGGTTGATTCATACCTTCTTTTCTCAAACCCACATCAGTATGGCAAAACGATTGATATTCGTTTCACACCTATTCGTGTGGTTTGTAATAATACATTGACTCTTTCATTAGGTCAACGTGCTGAACGTTCTGTTCGGGTCGGTCATCGTGCTGAGTTTGATCCTTCAATGGTCAAAGAGCAACTTGGTATTGCTACCGAAAAACTGCAAACATACAAAGAGATGGCACAGTTCCTTGGTTCAAAGAGATATTCTCAAGACAACGTTATTGAGTTTTTCAATACTGTTTTCCCACTTACTGCAGACAAACGTGTACAGGGTAAAGAATTGTCACTTGATACACTATCTCGTAATGCACGTGGAGCATATGATGTTCTTGAGGTACAACCAGGAGCAAAGTATGCAGAGGGAACTTGGTGGCAGGCATTTAATGCGGTCACATTCGTGACTGATCACTTACAAGGTAACAACGAAGATAATCGTTTGTACTCACAGTGGTTCGGTGGCAACCAAGTTCGTAAAGTAAATGCCTTAGAAAAGGCAGTAGAATATGCGGAGACAGCATAATGAAAAAAGTAATCGCAACAATCATGGTGATGGCAGCAACTCCTGCCATTGCCGAAACCACTCAGGATCACTACAAACAAGTTGTAGTTCAGACTCCATACACCATTCAGGTTTGCACACAAGGTAATGGGAAATCCAACCTAAATAACTTTTTAGAAGGTGCTATCATTGGTGGAATTATTGGTAACAATATTCCTGGTGAAAACGGTGGTGGTGCTTTGGGTGCCATTCTTGGTGGTGCTGTAAATACGGAAAATAACAAAGGCAACCAGTGTAGAATGGAAACGCGATATGAAGAAGAATATAAAGAAGTTTATTCCCATAGCACTGTTACTTTTACTCACAATGGTCGCACATATAGTTTGAGGTTCAATAAATGAGTATGAGAAGTGTAGAAAGGGACGTTCGTGCAATGTCCCTTGGATTAGATGTTGTAAATGCTGAAATTGCGCATTTAGAAAAAGCAAAACGTACAGATCGTGCTAGTAAAAAAAGACTATCACGTTTGCATGAAGCGAAAAGACATTTAATTGAAAATCCAAAAGAATCACAGAAACTGATTGATAGGTTAAATTAATGAAAGCACATAAACCTGAAATGATTGCCGCATGGGCACAACAAAATAAGATCGAAGGGTTTGAACAGTATGACCCCAAATGGCAAGAAAAGAACCGCATGCGTGCAATGAAATGGAGACAAAAGCAGGATGAAAGAAAAAACCCTGAAACTCAAAGAGCACAGCATTAAACTTTTTAAGAAGGTAAGAAAAATGGATCTAGGAAATCCCGTAATGACTGCGCTTGTAGGACTTGTTATTTTCTACATTGGTCTCAAAACATTCTCAGGTGGCATGAAGTCTATGGGCAACATGGAACACCTCGCTTGGTTCACTGGTAATGTATTCTATATGTTTGTCGGTGGCATCATTATGACTTTACTTTGGCAGTCATCGTCTCTATCAACGACTGCTATTATTGCTCTTGTCGCATCAGGAGCGATACCATTACCTGCTGCTATTGCCGCAGTTTTAGGTGCTAACATAGGAACGACCGGAACTATCTGGTTGGCAGGTATGCTTGTCTCGGATGGTATGCCGAAGGGCGATACTTTACGAATAGCAATGGCACATACTGGTGTCAATCTATTGATGGCAATGGCACTCCTACCGTTCGTCGGGCGAATCGCTCAGTTCTTAGGACGATTTTAAGATCTCTACAATGCCAAGAAAAGCGACCTTCGGGTCGCTTTTTTTCTTTACAAAAGATTATAAATAGGGTAATATAATATAAACGGACCTAAAAAGGCAAAAAAATGAAATCTCTAGTTTCTTTTATATCTGAAGGAAGTTTGACTCTTGGTGAAATCAACAAGTATGATTGGAGAATCAAACTCTTTATGCAGAAGTATAGCAATGGTGATCCATTTGAACTGACTGACGGTTCTTCTGGAATGATTGCTAAAAATACAGAACTAGAAGCAGTGATAAAAGCAGGAAAGCAACCACGTGGATTTAAGTTTGCACTCACCACTGGCAGAGAAATCAGTTTCAATGACATACTCAAATCAAAAGAATTTGGTGGGGGGACTTCAGGTTCTGGTGCTGGTGCAGCACAAACTGCTGCCGCAGAATCTGCTCAGTGCGTTTATGCTCAGTGCCTTTGGGATAATCCTAAAACTCTTTGGACCGAAGCAGAATTAAAGGCAGCATATACAAAAGTTGAAGTAGATACACCATTCGATGATATTATGAACTTATCAGAGGAATGGAGAGTATCTTCAATTCTTGGAGCAAAAATACTCAAGCGAGGAATAGGACGTAGAATATACAAGTGGTATCGTGGTACAGGTGTTCAGTCTGATATGGAAGAACGTTTCAAGACATTGAACACTGCCGCTGGTCGCCCATTCAATAATATTAATAAATGGACTCCTGCTGATATTTGGGTTCAAGCAACCGACTCTGCAGTGTACGACTGGGATAGTTGTAAAACTTTGTCCTCACTAAATCAGATGCTCCTCAAAGCATATGCTGCTCGTGATGTTATGGGTATATCACTCAAAAAAATAGTGGGGAAAGCGAAGATTGTTCAAGTCAATTATAAAAAACCTTTCAAGTCTCCAGTGTTTACCAATGTCTCATTCGGAAAACGAGATTATTGGAAAGCAAAGGATGGATACCTAAACTTCAAAGGTGGCGAGATTCAGTTCAGAACCTTCCCAACTTTCCAAGCAGAAATCATTGGTGGTAAGGCAAAACACGGTAAAGTTTCTGGTGGTTCTGGTAGTGCTTCTTTGATGGGCAAGATGATGATCCAAGCAGGTGCTAATTCTATTGAAGATCAAAAAACTTTGGTGGCGATGTTCCGTAGAGATCGGGATAAGTTTATGGCAAAGTGGTACGAAGCATATAATAAGTCACCAAACAAAGCAATGAAAAACGATGAGTTCTTAAAAGCAGCAGAAGGTAAAGACGATAATTGGTGTGTCTCAAAATATCTTGTAACAACACTTTTCAATAATATTAAAGGTAAAGAACAAGCATTCTTATCATTGATGTTCAGGTATGCTTCTTCTGCCTCTCCCGATTCAGCAGTACACTTAAAGGTCAAGTGATGAACTTTTCAGAATTTATAACAGAACAAAAAAATACTCACATGACCCATATCGAGGACAAGGTTCTCTATGGGGGTGTAAACGGAACTAGAGAAGCGATCAATGCATTGAGGTCATTGCGCGATATGCTTGGAGGCGTGAAAGATGGTAGAGTTAGTGTTAAGTGGGACGGTGCTCCTGCTATCTTTGCTGGGACTGATCCTCGTGACGGGAAATTCTTCGTTGCTAAGAAAGGGATCTTTGCAAAGTCGCCGAAGGTATATAAAACTGACGAGGATATCGATGCTGACACTAGTGGCGATCTTGCTGACAAACTTAAACTTGCTCTTCAGCACCTTCCTTCAATAGGGATAAAAGGTATCATTCAGGGAGATTTTTTATTCTCATCTCCTGATGTAAAGACCGAAAAAATTAAGGGAGAGTCTTATGTCACGTTTCATCCGAATACGATTGTATATGCGATACCTGCTGACCAAGATGCTGCCAAAGAAGTTAAAAAAGCAGAAATCGGTATCGTCTGGCACACCACGTATACAGGCACGTCATTTGAATCTCTAAAAGCATCATATGGTGTAGATGTTAGCAAATTACGAAAATCAAGTAAAGTATGGTCTCAAGATGCAATGTTACGCGATTTGACAAGAGTAACTATGTCAAAGGAGGAAACAGATGAAGTTAATGCACTTCTTTCAGAAGCAGGTAAACTGTTCAATAAAATTAGTGGAACAACTCTTAGAGAACTTGAAGCGAATCAAGAACTTGCCCAACTTATTGAGCAATACAACAACACGTTTGTACGTCAAGGGTCAATCATTGGTAACACTAGGTCTCACACGAATGGTCTCGTTCGTTGGATCAATACTAAATTTAAAAAAGAAATAGAAAAAAGAAAGTCTGATAAAGGTAAGGCGACTCAACAAAAGAAACTTGATGACCTCCTTGCCTTTTTCTCAGCAGGAAATAAACGTTCCTTGATCTCAATGTTTGATCTTCAAAAGAAGATAGTATTAGCGAAACTGAAACTTATAAATAGTCTTAATAAACTATCAAAAGTCGACACCTTCTTGAAAACCACTAAAGGTTTCAAGGTAACTGGGGAAGAAGGTTATGTGGCAATTGATAGACTTGGTGGTGATGCAGTGAAAATTGTTGACCGTATGGAATTCTCATATGCCAACTTTTCACCCGATATATTAAAGGGATGGGATAAACCAGGAAGGTAGACCGATGGCAAAGATGTCATTCAAAGAATTCAATGCGCTTCAAGCAGAAGCACTTACCACCGCACAACGTATTCAACGTGGTCGGATGATGAAAAAGATCAAGCATAAAATTGCTCTTGGTCGTAAAAAAGCTGAAAAAAGAACAGCAACTAAAGACACTCTTGAAAAAAGAGCACTTCGTCAAGCACGTACAAACATCTTCAAAAAACTTACCAAAGGTATCGATAAAGGTGAACTATCTTTCTCAAGGAGGCAAGAACTTGAGAAAAGACTTGGTTCTCCTACAATGAAACGTAAAATTGTTGCGATTTCAAAAAAGTTATTTAAAGACGTTCGTAAAAAAGAAATTGAAAGAAAGCGTGCGAAGAGTGGCAATTAATTCGTTTAAAAATTATCTTGTAGAAGAAGAGAAGACCGTTTATTTTACTTTTGGTAGAATGAACCCTCCTACTATTGGTCATGAAAAACTGCTTGATGCAATATCAAAAGCAGCAGGGTCTAACCCATATAAAATTTATTTATCTCAGTCTCAAGATGAAGATAAGAATCCTTTGGGATACAAAGAAAAAGTAAAGATTGCTCGGAAAATGTTTCCTCGCCATGCTCGTAATATATTGGTTGATAAAGGTGCAAAAAATCTTTTAGAAGTTGCTAGTAAACTATATGAAAGTGGTTTCAAAAACATTGTAGGTGTGGTTGGTTCTGATAGAATCCGTGAGTTTGATACAAGAATTAAAAAATATAATGGCGTTAAAGGTAGACACGGTTTCTACAACTTTGAAAAAATTACTATTATATCTGCTGGAGATCGTGATCCTGATGCAGATGGCGCAGCAGGTATGAGTGCAAGTAAGATGCGTGCTGCCGCAAAAGATAATGACTTTTCTACTTTCTCTCAGGGTTTACCGAGAGCAGTCAAGAATGCTGATGCTAAGAAAATTTATAATTCAGTTCGTTCAGGCATGGGTCTTAGCGAACAAACGAATTTTAAAAATAAAATTCAATTAGAACCAATATCAGACGTTCGTGAATCTTATATGGATGGTAAATTATTTAAAGCAGGTGACGAGGTTGTCGTTAAAGAATCTGGTTTGGTTGCTAAAATCAAACATCTAGGTGCTAACTATGTTATCATTGAAACTAATGGCGAAACATATAGAAAATGGTTAACTGATGTAGAAAAAATTAATGAAAGAGAAGATCCAGACATTGGTGATCGTGATGGTGCACAACCTGCGCAGTACCATAAAGGACTGAAAAAATCTACGAAGAAAGCAAGAGATGCTCAGTTTAAAAAGCAAGCAAAAATGGATGATGATAATCCTGCCGCTTATAAACCTGCTCCTGGTGATGCTACAGCGAAAACGAAACCAAGTAAACATACTAAAAAATTCAAACAGATGTTTGGTGAACAAGATAGAGTTGATATGGCAAAAAAACGTATTGCACGTCAAAAGGCAGCAGCAGATAAACGCCATGATAGAATGATGGATCGTGCACGCCTTCGCGATGTTAAAAAGAAAAACAGGGAAACATCATGATTAAATTTAGTCAGTTTAACGAAAACACTGAAGGATTAAAGAAGAAGGCAGAAAAGTCTGGTATGCCTCTCGGTATCCTGAAAAAAGTTTATAATCGCGGCATGGCAGCATGGAAAACTGGGCATCGTCCAGGAACTACACCACAGCAGTGGGGAATGGCACGTGTCAATTCATTTGTAACTAAGTCCTCAGGCACTTGGGGTAAAGCAGATAAAGATCTAGCAGCAAAGGTAAGAGGATAAAATGAAATATAGTCCTAAAGATATTAAAATGGCAATCGGTGTAGCATCAGATAAAAGATATGCTGGTGGCAATATGACTGGTGCAGTCAAAGCGATCGAAAAAATCAAAAAGGGATTGTCATCGCATCCACAGGTTGCTGCAGTTCTTAAAAGACAAAACGAAAGCAAAACGAAAACCTTTGACGAACTGAGGGCAGAACTTGCCGAAGGTAAAGCAGCAAATCCTGCACAACAGGCAGCAATCGCTATCGCTAAAAAGGAAAAAGAAAAATCTGTTAAAGAAAGAACAGAAGCGGATTGTGAAGGTATGGTCTGTAAAAATTGTGGTGATAAGTTTGGTATGCCAACTGAAGCGAAGTGCATGTATGACTCAAAAGATCCAAATGGTAAGAATTGGATGGAAAAAGTCGATGAAGCAAAATCTCAAATGGCAACTTTGAAGAAAGAATTTGAACCATTAAGGGGTAAAAAGATTAACCCAGATGCTCAAAAGAAACTTTCGACAATTATGAAGAAGTTAGATAAAGATAAAGATACACTTATTCAGTTAGTCAAAGCAGATATTCCATTTGTAACTCAACTTGCAATGACAAAACTTATTACAAAACACAATATGAAAGCACCAGAAATAAAGAAACTTAAAGAAGAGTTTACTATGGATGATTTTGCTGAAAATAATGCTCTTGAACTTGACGAGGCACAAAAACTTTTCATGTTCACATCGAAAGCAGAAGCACAAAAGAAAGCAAAAGAAATTGGCGGTAAAGTATTAGAATTAAAACGAGCAATGGATGGCAACATGTTTGCTGTTATTCATAAAGATCTAACTAAAAAGGCATTTAAAGAAAAAACTCTTGATGAAGGCATCATTGGTAAGCTAGTTAAAAAGACTGCCAAAGCAGCAGGTGGTGCAGTCGTTAATAGACTAACGACCAGTGGTCGTGCTAAAATTGCTCAAAAGAAACTTGATAAACATAAAACCAATCAGGATCAAAAGGCAGACATTGCAAAAGCAAATGCAGCTGGTAAATCTGCATTTGGATTTACTCAAAAACAACGAGCAGCAAATGCTAAAAAGAAAATGGATAAAATTGCTAAGAAAAAATCGGATCAGGAAACTATTCAAAGAGCAAAAGATTTGAAGAAAAAACCTCCTGTAACTGCTGGTATGGAATATGAAGGTAAGAAAATGGATTCCGCAGCAATGAAACGTGCTATGGATGCTTTCAAAAAGCGTGGCGGTAAGATCAAAAAAGTTGCTCCTGGTAAGGCAGCAGGATATCATGGTAAAGATGATCCTGGTGCAGACGTACAAGGTATGATGGATCGTGATGATACTAAGGGGTTCAATCGTAAGAAAAAAGTAAAGAGCATGGGTAAATGAAAACTTTCAAGGGGTTTTATGAAGCAATGAAGTTTGAAGTAGACATCGAAGGTTTACCAAAGGTCTATATGGATGGGAACTCTCCATCTCAGGTAAAGGCACATCTTCGTAAACTCCTCAAACAACCTTCTATGATAAAATCAGTAAGTCGAATGACAGACCATGACGTGAAAAAAACCTATAGGGATAAAGCGCAGGGCAAAGAAGAATCATGAAAAAGTTCAAAGAATATACTCTTGACTATGGTTCTGATGCCTCTGTAAAGAAAATGAAACAGATAACTCCTGGTCAGAATGAAGAAAAAGATCCTCGTTTAAAAAAAGCAGGAGTGTCAGGTTTTAATAAAGCAAAGAGAACTCCTGATCATCCAAAAAAGAGTCATATTGTTGTTGCTAAAGATGGTGATAAGGTTAAGACGATTCGTTTTGGTGAGCAAGGTGCTTCTACAGCAGGTGATCCTAAAAAGGGTGAGTCTGATAAGATGAAAAAGAAACGTGCATCATTTAAGGCACGTCATGCAAAGAACATTAAAAAAGGTAAGATGTCTGCAGCATATTGGGCAGATAAAGAAAAATGGTAATAGGTTATGGTAAATAAACTGAATGAAGGAACTGAGGTAGCACTCCCACTTCGCAATATTATTAGCATGATTGCTTTTACATCATTGGCAACTTGGGCATACTTTGGCATCGTTGAAAGATTAAATTTAGTCGAAACACAACAGACTATGATGCAATCTGACTTGAGTCAAAATACTGAGTTTCGTATAAAATGGCCAAGAGGTGAGATGGGTAGTTTACCTGCTGATAGTGAACAATTTATGTTGATTGAACACTTGGCAGGAGAACTTGAAAGTTTAACAAGTGAGATTGAAACTGGTCAAGCACCATTTGATCAGCAACAAAAGTTAACATTAGAATTTTTTGAAAAAAGAATTAATAATTTAGAAGAACAAATTGAAAAAATTAAAGACGCACAGTTAGAAATTAAACAACAGAACGGACACTGAGATGGCAACAGAAATGGTTTGCATTACACTATTATTATATGTCAATGGCGTAGTGGAATCACACGTTGGACATCATAAAATGGTAGACTGCTTAAAAGCAAAAAAAGTTAGTGAGAGAACTTATGATGGCGCTCAGCCATTCAGGTTTACTTGCCAAAAGAGACTTGTAGAAGTCGGCAAAGATGATAACGGTAATAACTATATCATTCGTTTGTTAGACACAGAAGAAAATCCTCGAGTCAAATCTAAAAGCATTACAGAAAAACTCGGAGGATAGTTATGATCAAAGAAGCAATCGTATTATTGATGTTCTTTGGTAGTCCTTTGTCGGTGCAAGAATACACTGTTCGTGATGGTTTGAGTGAGTGTTTGAAAGCAAAACGTACAATCGCGCGAAATGTTAAATCTCCTGACGCACCGGAATATAAAGGTTCTATGAGATTAGCATGTAAAAAATTAACAGTTGAAGTCGATGAAAGTAATCGCATTGTTATGTTTGTCGATATCAAAAAGAGCGATCTAAAACCTTTCTAGGAAAAACAAAAAATGCCAGAAGAAGCAAGATTAACAAGAATCGAAGAGAAGTTAGATCGTCTGACTGATGCTATGGTTTCTATGGCAAGGGCAGAAGAGAAAATAAATTCATTGAACGATGATCACGCAAAAATGTATGAACGACTTAATCGTTTGTCTATGAAATTAGACGATATAGAGAAAAAAGTCGACGATAATGCACGTACAGTAAATCTTATAAATAAAATAGTATATGCGGCTGTAGTCGCAGCCGTGGGGACGTATGTTGCCCATATGTGGATGTAATAGGAGAATAAAATGTCCAAACAATTAGTTGAAGCTATGGGTCGAGCATATCAAGAGATCCAAGAAGCAAAAGAAAAACAAAAAGAAAATAACTATATCTATGCTGCTAAGATGGCAAAGAAAAATGGTGATAAAACCTTTACTATCGGTGGTAAAGAATACGATGTCGATGAGGCATTGCAAAAAGAAGATAACACCAACGATAAGTCAGACGATGGTGACGGTATGGATAAAGTGCAACCAAAGGCAGTGAAGAAAAAGTTTAAAGATCGTAAAGACAAAGACATCGATAATGATGGCGATGTTGATTCATCTGATGAATATTTACATAAGCGTCGTAAAGCAGTTTCTAAATCTCTCGATGAAGATGATGATGAAGAAGATAATGGCGATAACGGTAACGACGACAACGGTGATGAAGAAGATAAAAAGAAAAAGAAAAAGAAACCTTCTGATGATGAGAAAGATGAAGTTGAAATGAATCCTAAAATGGAAGCAGCAGGTGACTATACTGATGTTGCTACAATGAAGGGTAAAGGTGGTGCTCAGGTTAAGATCGTAAAAGACAAAAAGGGTAATCACGTTGCTTTATTCTCAGGCAAAGGTTCTACTCAAGTTCCTATCAAGAAAATGGATAAAAAAGTCCTACAGAAAGCACTTGATAGTTTTTCTAAGAATGGTATGCTTGGTGACACTCTTCGTTCTATCGAAGAAAAAGCATCAATCCGTATGAGACTGACTTCATTCCTGAATGAAAAAAACAACCCTAATGCAGCAAAGGCAGAAAAACCTGAAGATGCTCTAAAGGGTAAGGGTGCCAAAGATATGATG